AAATGCTCCAAAAAGCAGAGAGAAATCTAAATAACATACTTGATTTACCAACAGACGAAAAAGAAACCTTAAAAGTAGTAGCAGACGTTTCTAAATTTACTACAAGCAGATTAGGAAAAAAGAAATGGAGCGAGAGAACAGAACTAACAGGAGCTGATGGAAAAGATTTAGTGGTACAACCAATTAATTATGCAAATACAATTACCACACAAGTACAGTCCAAGACCTTACCAAATACCATTACTGAAAGCGATGGACAGCGGAATGAAAAGAGCCTTGATAGTTTGGAATAGAAGAAGTGGAAAAGATAAAACCTGTTTTAACTATACGATTAAAAGAGCATTTGAAAAGGTAGGCACATATTTCTATTTTTTACCCAGCTACACATTAGCAAAGAAAGTTATTTGGGATAACATAGACAATGAGGGATTTAGAATGTTGGACCACATCCCAAAAGAGTTAATAAAATCCACTAATGGCACTGAGTTAAAAATAGAATTAGTAAATGGTAGTGTAATACAGTTAATAGCAGCGGATGAGTTTAAGAATAGCGGTGTAGGAACAAATCCAATTGGTGTAGTATTCTCAGAATATTCAATTACAAGTCAAGAAGCTTGGAAGTATGTATCACCAATTCTAGCAGTTAATGGGGGATGGGCAATATTCAATTTTACCCCCAGAGGAATGAACCACGCTTGGACTTTATTGCAACAGTCAATACAAAATACAGGATGGTTTACAGAAATCCTAACAGTGAATGAAACTAAAGTTTTGACTGATGAACAACTAGAAGAAGAACGCAAACTATTTCCCAAGGATCTAATTGACCAAGAATACTATTGTAAGTTTATTGAAGGTGCCGGTGCTTTTTTCCGTAACATTGAGGAAAATACATGGGAAGCAAAAGATACACCAGACATTACACATAAGTATCAGATAGGCGTAGACTTGGCTAAGTACCAAGATTACACAGTTATAACAGTCATAGACCTTTCTACATTTAAAATAGTGAAGCAAGACCGTTTTAATCAGATGGACTACACAACACAGAAAGCAATGATAGAAAATGCGTACCTTAAATACTTTAAGCCATTGGTGTATATGGACTCAACAGGAGTGGGTGAGCCAATATATGATGATTTATGTTCAAAGGGTTTAAGAGTAATACCGTATAGATTTACAGAGCAAAGCAGAAAAGATTTACTAGTAAACTTACAGTTGCTACTGGAACAAAATAAGATTAAAATACCAAATGATGAGATTCTAAAAAACGAGTTAAGAAGTTTTCAATACACACTAACCGATAGTGGAAGAATAAAAATACAAGTACCAAGTGGGCTACATGACGATACAGTATTTTCTCTAGCCCTTGCCGTAGTTGAGATACCAAATACACCACGCGCAACGTACACAGGACTAGACGGATTATTAAACAATTCATTTAAGCAGGATATTCAAACTACAAGCTATGTTTAACATATACACACAATTACAAAAAGAACTGGATGATTATTTTACTTCTAAGATTTCCATTGCTACTAAGACCAGCGGAAAAGACATTTCTAAATTAGGCAGTGAATCAAAAGGGCGTTATGAGTTTTCTCAATTTGAAACCCTTGCATTGATTGACTTATATTATAATTCTATATTTGACAGTGGACAGTACGATTCAGAAGGACAACGTAAAATCTTCTTGAACATTTGCAAATTCCGTTCTGATGTAGCCTCTAAACAAATTGACCTAGATGTTAAAGATTTTGTTTTTGTACCAACCGAAGCCACCAGTGAATGGGGTGCTTTTTTCTTGAATAAGAAATTTAGACAATGGGCTAGAAAGAATTATTTTGGAAAACTTATCAACGAAATAGTCAATGACTTTCCTAAGTATGGGACAGTTGTTGTTAAGCGTGTTGGCAAGGTAATAGAACGTATACCACTTTCTAAGTTAAGAGTTAAACAAGACGCTAAAAATCTCAAAATCGCTGATTACGTGATTGAAGAACATGAGATGACTTATGATGAAATGGCAGACATGGGAGGTTGGGATTTAACAGGTGTTAATCTTGAATTTGGAGAAAAAGCAAAAGTATTTGAACGATATGGTCGTGTACCACTTTCTTTTTATAAAGAAAAGAAAAAGGAAACTGTAACTGAAGAAGACAAGAAAAGGTCTGTTGATTGTATGTGTATTATCATGCCTTCATCAGAAGACTCAAAAGAAAAGAAAGACGGTCAATTACTTTTCATTGAGGAAGTAGATGATAGACCATACGAAGAAGTACACTGGGCTAAAATAGATGGTAGATGGTTAGGAATAGGCGAGATTGAAAATCAATTTGAGAACCAAATATTCCGCAACATGGTCGTTAATATGCGTAGACGTGGATTGTTATGGAGTGGGAAAAAGGTATTCCAAAGTCCTGATACTGAAATTGCTAAAAATCTTGTAAGGGATGTTAGAGATGGAGAAATTCTAAAGATAATGCCTAATGGTAACGTAACGCAAGTAAACACAACTACACAGAACCTTGGCGAGTTTACATCAGCAATTGACGAAATTGAGAACAACAGTAACCAGAAGTCATTTACATTTGAAGTTGCAACTGGAGAAGCATTGCCAAGTGGTACACCTTTTAGACTTGGAGTTGTTCTGTCTAACTCAGTAAATAGCCACTTTGCTTTAAAGCGTGAAAATTTAGGACTTTTCTTTGAGGAAGTAGTCTATGAACAATTATTCCCTATCTTTAAAAAGGAAAATAGAAAAGAACACATTTTAATGTTTAGTGCTGATGAAGAAGGTGTAGAATTATTGAAGCAAGAAGTTATATCTGTTGAGACCTCTCGTATCTTCAAAGAGACTCTATTGAGTGGTTCATTGCCTAACGTAGAGACTATTCGTCAAAATGTTACAGAGCAGATAATGAAACGTAAAAATCTTTTCATGGGTATACCGGAAGGATTATACGACCAACTAAAAGCCTCAGCACAATTAGTTATTACTGGTGAAGGTGTTGATTTAGCAAAGAGAATTGAAACTTTAACTAACTTGTATACAGCAATGGCTCAAAAACAAGATCCAAGAGCTGATAAAATACTTGCTAAGATACTTTCTTTAACAGGTGAGAACTACGACGCCCTTGCAGGTGTTAAACCAACTGAACCAGCGGTCGCTCCAATTCAAAGCCCACAAGGAATGCAAACGATGTTAGGTCAAGCAATGCAAACAGCAGGACAAGGTAACATACAATAATATGAATTTAGCTAACACTGAAGTAGCTCCAATAGTAATAAAATATCTTGAAGAGCATAAAAACAAAGTAGCTGATATAAGAAATAAACTAAATATAAAAGTAGAGATTGAAAATGAAGTTAGACATGGTATAATACAATTATTAGACGAGATGATACAGCGCCTAAAGACTGATAAAGAGACCGAAAAAAAAGGCGATGACAATTGGGAATAAACAAACGTGTTTTAGCTCTACACTTTAAAAGGGGCATTTGCTACTCGCTATGAGTGAAGAAGAAAAAACAACTGAAGAAGTTGTTGAGCCACAAGACTCTAATCTTGAAGAGGAATTAGTTCTCGATTTAGAAGAAGAAACTGAGCAGGGCGAAGGCTCAGAAGCCGAAGTTGACTGGAAACAAAAAGCCAGTGAACTAGAAGCTAAAAATAAACAGTTATTTGCACGCCTTAAAAAAGGTGAACAAAAAACTGAGAAGCCACAAGATAATTCATCCTCTGATGTAGTAGATGTAAAAGATGCGGTAAAGAAACTGCAAATGGCTGAAAATAAACGACAATTCGGCTATGAGCATAATCTTTCACCAGATGAAGTAGACGCTATTTTTAAAATCAATCCTAATCCGGACGCTAGTACCCTCAAAGATCCTTTTGTCCGAGGTGGTATTCAGATGTTAAGGGCTAAGAAAAGAGTTGAAAATGCCACTCCATCAACATCCAGAACATCAACTACTATTAACGGCAAGTCATGGTCTGAACTTTCAACCAAAGAAAAAGAACAAAACTTTGACAAATTCAGACAAAACTTCCGTAAGAAATAGAGGTAAACTAAAAATATATGAGCCTTGCCTCAGACCCAGCAGATTCAACCGAACTGGTGGCGTTTATACCAGAAGTATGGACGCCAGTAGTTAACGAAGCTTTCTTTGACGATACAGTCCTTGCAAACTTCGTAACAGACCTATCACCATACGCAGGTGAAGGGGATATTTTTCACGTACCAGATGTTTTCACAAACATCCAAACAGCTCAGACACAATCAACACAAACAACTGAAGTAACTACAGCTCAACCAGCTTCAGTAGACACAACTTTGACAGTAAATACACACAAATACGTTGCTATTTTCATGGGCGACTTTGACTTGAAGTTAGTTGCTACAAAATACAATGTAAACGATGTATATGCCCGTCAAGCCGCAAAAGTATTGGCAACAGCTTTGGAAGCTAGTATCGCTGCTTTGTGGAGTTCGATTACTACAAACGCAATCGGTGATACAGCAACTGTACTTTCAGATGCTGAAATTCGCCAAGGTATCAATGCTTTGGATTCTAATAATTATGATTTAAGTGAGTGTGCATTCTTTGTACATCCTTATATCTACTGGAATCAATTGCATGCTATTGCTAAATACTATACTCAGGCTACTTTCAATGTTCAGAGTCCAGGCCCTGTATATAGTGGTAACTTTGGTTCATCAACAGCTAATAAGAACTTGAAAGGTCAATTGTATGGTATTCCACTTTACACTTCTACAAACATCGTTTCTGGTTTATTGACATACCGCAATTTATTACTCCACAAATCTGCTTTCGGCTTTGCCGTTAAGACTAATGGGGCTAATAGAGTACGTGTTCAATCCAGTAACCTTGTACAAAACCTTGCTATGTTGACAGTTGTTGACATTATGTACGGTGTAGCAGTATTACGTGAACCAGGTGCAGTATTATTGAATGGCAGTAACACATTCATTGGTTCATAAGATTAGTCATAAGACATTAAGTCAAATGATTGTTTCGTCCCTGCTTGCTTTATGGCAGGGATGAGCATAAAGCAAATAATCTATGGAATTTACTGAGGAACAAAGACCAGTAACAATTTCTATAAATAATAAGAGTAGTGAAATTCAACCAATAAAAGTTTTCTTCTTTGAGCGACAAGACGGTACAACTTTTTTTATAGATGAAAGAACAG